TATGAGTCCATGAAGCCTTTACGGTTAGCCATCTTCCGCATTCGTACTGAGACATGCGGAGTGACCCTCACCCCATAGCGACCTAGTTCCGCTATGATGGGGCAACCCGGATATTGAAATGAAATGGAAAGAGCCTTACAACGCAACAAAGCAGAGAGCTTCGTATGACGCGCGCGTGCGTACTGTCGTTGCGCCCAAGCAAAATTAGTTAAAACCTTGCGTGGGTCTGTGACATTGACTCGATCAGTCGGATCAAATACAATGCCACAGAAGGATGCGGTGGAGATGGTGTCGTGCACCTCCATCTTAATGAATAAGCCCATTCGGGCAAAGTCCTCTTCGGTCGGGGGCGTCCCGATCATAGTAAAAAGACCATCGTCTCCTTCAACCACTCCCAACACTTCCCTACAGCCTGCCTCTTCACAGACAAACTGCATAAGCATAAGGTTTGAAAACCCATTGCCTAGGGATGTGCACATTTCGCCGGACATCCTGGTGGCATCTACCATCACCTTGAAGTCCTTAAAGACACACAAATTTCGCCCACCCAGCACTTCACGTACCAGGCGCATGAACTCCCCATTATCGGGCAAGTATTGCGTCATGTATGAGTATAGCTCAAACTCACAGGCCTCCATCAACTCACGCACAAACAGACTCTCAAAAGCTGTATAATCAGTGGCGACATATTTGGCTCCATCACGGTTCAGATAGCCCATAATGTAATCAGGGCGTTCCGAAACAGGAACATGCTTAATAAAGGCTTTGTGTCGATACACTTGCTCTTCTATTAGCTTAAAGATAGGCCCCACAGCACACTTGAACGCATCAGACCGTGAGTTGATAGCACGGGCATGCTTGTAGGTTGGATAATCCTCATCTTTCATGAAGGAGCTGCATCGGAAGTAGCGGTGGGACTTATCTGGGTCCCACATACTCGCAACGCCATCCCATTGAACCCGGAGTTCTTTGCGTCTCCAGTCGGGGTAATCTGTGTGGCTTAGCCATTGCTCAACGCTCACATCAGCATCGGAAGAAATGGGGGTAAATTCTTTCCGGCAAACACGCCTGCAGTGCAATCTGAACTTCTTCAGAAGCAACTCCTCAGGCGTGGGCGGTTTCTTAAGAAACCTATGCCTCACTCCAGCAATGGTTGTATCGGGGTCCAGGGGACAAGGGTGTGGGCGAACCGCTCCAACCACCACTGGTCCCAATGAAACCTGGACTACCGGG